TGTAGCTAACGATCTTTATGTTGACTATGTTGAAACGGTTCAACAAAGATAATAAAATTATTCTAAGCTCCTTCGGGAGCTTAGAAGATTAAAGGATTGAATTATGGCAAACGTATCAGACGTAAAATCGAAATTTTTTGAACCAGATGGTGTCGATGATGATCAGGTATCTGCAACAGGTACAGCTACAACTTTAGTTATAGCTGACGGAGGACCTTATGGAAATCTTACAGAAACAATAACTATTAAATCTGCTGCTGGTAATAATACTGGAAATACTTTCACGATTACAGGAACTGATGGTAATGGAGATGCTCAAACAGAGGATCTTACAGGACCAGGCTCAGGGCTAACAGTAAATTCTGCAAATAAATATTTGACGGTTACGAGTATTGTTTCTGATGGAGCTATTGTAACTGATATTCAAGCTGGAATACTGGGAACAGGAGACCTTACTGGAAGTGTATTCGCAGGAAGAACGAGAATCAGAGGAATAACAGGTACAAGTAAAGCTTCTGCTGGAAATATAGTTTTTAAGAATACTTCAATAACAGGAACTACTTTATTAACGATTCCTTTAACAGGCGCAGTGTCTTCTATAGATCCTTATATTCCTGATAATGGGGTACTGTTTAATGCGGGTGCATACGTAAATCTAACTGCAGCTGATATTACAGGTGTAACAGTATATTATGATGGGTAATGTTAGATGGCTAACACTACTTCTCAATCATACACTTTCGATAAAACTCTTCCGATTGATGAGATCATAGAAGAATCTTACGAAAGAATTGGACTTCAAAACGTTTCTGGTTATCAATTAAAAACAGCTAAACGATCTTTAAATCTTTTATTTTCTGAATGGAGTAATAGAGGACTTCATTATTGGGAAGTGGCTAATCAAGGTTTTACTTTGGTAGAGGGACAAAATGTTTATACAACTTATCGATCTCCTCAAGATGGAACCTCTAACGGATTAACAACAACTTTGTCGGCAGGCATCACTGACGCGGATACAACTATTCCTTTAACAGAGGTCAAAGACATGCCCGGCGCTAATGACGGAGGGGGAACCATTACGGTAGGATCTGAAACAATTAGATATACCGGAAAATCTGCAGCAAGCGGAGCGGCGAACCTTACTGGAGGTGTTCGTGGATCTAATGGAACAACAGCAGCTGCTCATTTAATTTCTGCTGCGGTCACTCAGCATGGTACAGGAATGGATAATATATTAGAATGTAATTATAGAATTACTTCTACTGATATTGATTCTCCAATGACTGAAGTGAGTCGATCCCAGTATCAAGGTTATTCTAATAAATTTGCAAAAGGAACTCCTACTTCTTTTTTTATTCAAAGATTTATTGATCGAACAACTTTAACAGTTTATTTAACTCCAAGTGCAGCGGTGGATGGAAATAAATTAAATATTTATTATGGACGAAGGATTCAGGACGGTGGTGCTTATACTAATGCAGTAAATGTGCCTTATCGTTTTGCTCCTTGTATGACTGCAGGATTAGCATTTTATTTATCACAAAAAAATGTGCCACAAAGATCACAAGAATTAAAACTTTATTATGAGGATGAGTTGGCCAGAGCCGTAAAAGAAGATGGTGATATTACCAGCACTTATATTGCTCCTAAGGTTTATTATCCTAACGCTTAATTATGACTACATTTGCTTCCGGTAAACATGCACTCGCTATATCCGACAGATCTGGATTAGCTTTTCCTTATTTAGAAATGGTGAGGGAATGGAATGGTGCATGGGTTCATTTCTCAGAATTTGAGCCTAAACAACCTCAACTACAACCTAAACCTACAAGCGCAGATCCTCAAGCTTTACAAAGAGCAAGACCATCACGAGTAGCCTTACCAACACCTGCTGCTTTAAATAATAATCCTTTTACAACTGAAGTAGGCACTACAGTTATTGTAACAGAAAATAGACATCAACGATCTACTGGAGATGCAGTTAGATTTTATCAAGTTAAAAATCCTGTGGGAGGTGTAGCGATTTCTACATTTGAACTCAGTACTACTTTAGCTACGACTATTACAGCTACAGATACTTCTATTGTATTAACCGATGGTTCGGAATTTCCTACCTCAGGATATATTATCATTGAAGCAACTGCCACAACAGATACGTCTTCTTTAGAGTATGGAAAAATTACTAGTGAAACTATTCAATATACCGGCCGAAGCACAAATACTTTAACAGGCTGTACTCGAGGAACGGCTGCTCCTTCTTATGGGGAAACACCAGTTTCTACGACAGCGGCAGCTCATACAGCAGGGGCTAAAATTTATGGCTCATATGAAATAACTAAGATTGACACTACTATTCCTTATGCAGGACAACCAACAACATTACCCGTAAGCAATAGTTTTAGTTTTACTTTAGCCAACGCTGCGACTAGTATAGAAACAGGAGGAGGTTTTTTCGTTTTCGGTGGACCCGTAAACGATAGATCATAATTATTATGGCAGGCTATACACTCTCAGCATTAGAAACTGACATTAGAAATTATACTGAAGTAGACAGTAATGTTTTGACTGGTGCTATTCTAGGCAGATTTATAGAAAATGCAGAATATAGAATTTTTTATGATGTCCCTGGGGACAGTAATAGATTTGTTAGTGAAGGAAATTTAGCTATTGATGATAATACAATCAATGTCCCTGGTTTAGGAACTAAAGGGTTAACAGGTACAGTATTTGTGCGTGGGGTAGAAGTTTTTACTAGTACCTCCGTTACTACAGGTGCTGGAGAATGGTTAATTAAAAAAGATCAAACTTATTTAAGTGAGTATGTTAATAGATCCACAGGATCTTCAGGAGGTCAAACTGCTCAGGATGTCACAGGTTTTCCTAAGTATTATGCGATGTTTGGGGGCGCTACGGGAACTTCGTCCACTACTTCAGGAGGCCTTTATTTAGCTCCTACACCAGATGCTAATTATATGCATCGAGTATATTATGATATGGTACCTCAAAGTTTAGTGACTAAAACATCTGGAACTTATTTAAGTCAGTACTTTCCACAAGGCTTATTATATGCTACGTTAGTAGAGGCTTTTGGATATTTAAAAGGCCCTATGGATATGTTGACATTATACGAGAATAAATATAAACAAGAAGTACAAAAGTTTGGAGGAGTCCAAATTGGAAGACGAAGACGAGATGATTATACTGACGGCACCGTTAGAATACCCGTCAACTCTCCGTCCCCTTAAACATTAGGAGAAAATTATGGGAATAGCATCAGTAATACAAAATTCAGCAAAGGCCGACCTACTAAGGGCTGGAACAAACTTTAATACATCTGGTGGAACACCTGCTGGACACGCATTTAAAATAGCTCTTTACACAAATTCAACTACACTTGACACAACGACAACTGCTTATGGAGGTCCGAGTGATGAAGTTTCGGGATCTGGTTATAGTTCTGGAGGAAATGCTCTTACAAATACTGGAGTCGGTACAACAACAGTAACTTCGTTCACAGATTTTTCAGACACATCTTGGACATCAGCTTCTTTCACAGCTCGTGGATGTTTAATTTATAATACAGCTTCTATAACTGGTCTTACGGCTAATAGAGCAGTATGTTCTATTACTTTTGGGGGAGACAAAACTGTTTCTTCTGGAACTTTCACAATTCAATTTCCAACTAACGATTCCAGCTCGGCTATCCTAAGAATCACGTCGTAAGGGGAATTTCCTTATGGCTAATCTTACAGTCACAGTAGCCGTTACAACTGGAACGCAGTACGTCACTGGTTCTACTTCTAGTATTTTTACATTTGATGGTTCTCAACCAGCAAGTTTTACTTTTCCCTGGGTTGCTTCAGGAACTCTACGATTAGATCAGTCAGGTTCCAGTAACGATGGTCATCCTTTAATTTTTTCTACTTCCAATAGTGCTGTTTTAGCTACAATGAAAGCCGGAATTATTTCTTCCGGAGTTACTTATTATTTAGATGGTGCCAGTAATCAATCTGATTACACCAACACAACAACTTTTAACGCAGCCACAACGCGTTACATAGAAATAGCTCCTGCTTCTCAAACAGATTTTTATTTTGCATGCTGGGTCCATGGTATTGGAATGGGCGGCATTATGGATATGACCCAAGATACATG